CAACTTCCCCGTATTGATTGGTTGTTCTGTACAACCTCTCATCATAGAATGTTTTTTCTTCTGGTTTGAACCTGTAAATCTTATCGTCAGCCATTTTTTCTCCAATGGGTGGGAGCTACCCCACCCGTAAAATCTAATTAGTGTTGATGTGTGCTGAGAATATCAGGGCACCAACTGTCCCGGTTACTGTTACATAACCACGGATAAACTGTCTGTGTTTCATTGGTAGAGGAATTTCGATCTTAGTACCAGCTACAAGAGTAGTAGAAACTGCTGCTGCATTTGTGGCAATTGTCACGTAAGTTCCACCAACTGTGTCACAGTCCTGGATTGCGAAAGCTACTGTACCAGTTCCAGTTCCGGTTACTTCAATATCAACTACCAAAAATCCTGCCGGTGTTGCATCGTTGCCAGCTACTACTGTGCTAGCTCCCATATTGAGTAAGTTTGTGGTTGCTGCGGAGGCTGTAATAGCACCCTGAGAATCACTTAATTCGAGTAATGCATCATAAATCATTTCTTCCCTCCTATTAGGTTACTGCTGATTCTGTTGAAAGTAGACCTTCAACTAGTCGTATCGGTATCCCCTGGAAAGTTGAAAGTGGTTCACCAGTGATGTTTTCCATCATGTAAAAACCATTTGCCTTATCAAGTGCGAAGATGTCAAACTGAGATTTAATAGTTCTGTTCGCATAGATTACAGCATTTTTCCCGGCGTGTAACAATCTGTTTCTAGCTTTTACCAGCTCATGGTACTTCACGTTCGCAATATCATTAATGTTGTTTAGAATACCATCAGTTTCAATATTACAAATACGCTGAGCGTTTCTATGATCGGTTACTGCTAGACCAAACTGCATTTTGATCTGGTTAACATAAGCAATGTAAGGATTGTTTGAGGAATCATAAACAGTTTCTTTTCCTCTATCGTTCCACTCAATACCAACAGTTTTGCTATCTCTAGGATAGATCAATCTACAAGTATTAGGGTCCCATTCAATCATCCAGACAGAGTTAAGATCTGAACCAGTTCCACCGAGTCCTGCAACGTTATCAAGAGCAAGATCACCGAACTTATTAGAAAGTCCTGTAATTTCACCTAAAGAATCGCTAGGGCTGCCGTAGAATATTGCATCAATAAACGCCTGCATTTCTGCTTCCATATAAGGCATAATCTCATTGTTAAGAGATTTCCGGGGATCGGGCATATTATCAATTAGCTTCTCATCAATCTTAGGAATTGCTTCAAGCAGCATAATATCGTCACGCTGTGGAACAACTACTGAACCGGTACTGGAAGCACCTTCATTTATTCTTCTAATTCCAACTACTGGAAGCTGAGTTCTTACATGACTCTGGTTAGAGTTGATGTCGTTAGCCATAACCGCTACTGCATCTACCATAAACTCAGAGATTTCATTTAACAATTCTGCAATTGTCGCTACCCCGTTTGAGGGATCAAGTCTTTTTGCCTGTTCGTAAACAGTCAACTTACTCTTATATACTGTGGTTGCCATTTTCTACCTCATCATTTAGGAAATGATTTTGTAAAAGGTAACATGCCTACCTCTCTTTCCTTGCTAGCCCCACCTTGACCGCCTGGACCGCCACCAAAGGAGTCTTCGGAAACCAACCCAGCGAAAGTATCAAGCAGCTTAATTGTGTTTAGATCATCTACTTTAAAATCATCGCCGCCATATTTCTTTGCGAAGTTTTTTGCCTTAGTGATTCGGGCTTCGTAAGCATCTCCCCACTCATTCCGTAACGTTGACTCTGAGGCTTTCACTATTGCTTCTTTTTCCCTTGTCTGTGCTTCTTCTACATACTTGTTAAAAGATTCAACTAACTTTCCAGCCTGGTCCTGAGTCATGTTCAGATTATGGGCTTCACCTTTATACCATCCTAAAAATTCATTTTCTGTTAGATCACCAAATTTGTAATCGTCTTTAGTTGTTGGTATACCAAGCTTCTCCCGGTATGCCGTTTTCTCTTCATCCGTTGCATCTTCGCCTGGAATGACAATAGATTTTTCAAGCTTGCCTTTCATTGATAATGCGTCTTCTGCCAGTTCTGACACTGTGGCCTTACTGGTAAAATATTCATTGGTCTGATAGTCTGCCTTCAGTCCTTTTGTCCATCCTGGAGCTTCTACTGGTGCTGGATCTGCTCCCGCTGCCGGGTCGCTACCACCACCTTCTGCTCCATCTGCTGCCATCATCGGATTAAATCGGTTGTTCAATAGATTGAAACTCCCTCCCGTTAGGTTGTTCATGTTCATTCTTATTCCTTCCTTCTATATTTTGACACGCTTATCATTGCGTCCATCAACACGTTTACATTATCGGTGAGCTGCATTTTCTTTACGATTCTCTTTGCTGCATTGTATAAAATCACTTGCTCATCACCTTCTAACTCATCAGAGAAATAATAAAGCTCTGACAATATATCTATAAATACTAATTTCTTCTCTTCATCAACACAAAATGTATTATAATAATACATTGCCAATCTGTCCCGGTTGGCCTGTTCGTGGTCTTCATTCTCTCGTTCTATCTTATCAGCCGGTAATTCTTGCATTTATGCCGGTCCCTGCTGCAATTCATTCATAATCGCTTCGGCTCCACTTCCACCCTCTGGCGCTTTGGTTGTTTTCCCGATCATATCTGCTGTCTGTGCAAGCTTCTCAGCCTCTATAGCTTCCTGTTGTGCTTGTGCTCTCTGCTGTCTTTCCTTATCTCTGATACTTCTATCCTTTATAATAGATGACGGCATCCCTGACCCCTCAAGAAGCTGTAAAGCTAATTCATCAGGATCGATATTGTCTGCCATCTGTGGATATATCTCTAGGAATGGAGCAAAATTACTCATTGATCCAACGATTCCCTGTGTGGCTGCATGTCGTTTCATTGCCTGTGCAAGTGGTCCGATGTAATCAACTTTGATAGCTCCGGTTTTCCCTGCCATTGATTCCGGAAGTGGCGGCAACCAGTCATTCTGCTGCGCTATATCCCATACTCTATCAAATAGAGGATTAAAGAATTCGCTGTTAAGCCTGGAGGAAATAGCTGATAACATGCTGGTCTTTTCCCCTGCAAGTTCATTGATCTCTGTTGCTGTGGCCTGTCTTCCCTGTCGTGCTAACATAGCAATAAAGAAGTTATTCATGAAAGCGTCTTTGATTTCCTGCTGATCATCATTGATTATGTCCTGAGTGACCGGGTAATTGGCTCCCAGTACAACCGGAGAAGCAAGTCTGTTTTCATCCTTATATGTCAATACGCCTTTCGGCCTGAAATTCCGTCTAAAGTCTGCTACATTCTCACTTGCTACATTCATTGGTGGATCTGCGATCTTATGGGCAAGGTTCAAAGTATCCTTTCTTTCCTGGTTAATTCTTAATATTGTTGTCTGAACATCCCAAGCTGGCCCGGTTCCGTAGTCTTCACCGGGATTAAGTTCAAATCTCCAGGGAATATAGGGATTAGTTTCATATCCGGACTTCTTCAGGATCTTCTTCCCTTCTTCCAGGATATGTATTGAAGCTATTGGTTTATTGATTGCATCGATCTTCCCTGCTATCTTATCCTCTCTTGGGTAAGTACAGTGAACAAACTTATAAGTCTGGAAAGGTGATTCTTTAGCAGTCTTAACCCATGCGTCCTCAAAAGCATCTTCACCGAATTCCTTTAATGCTTCTCTAGCCTGCAATTCATATCGCCTGTAGATCACATCAACTTCACCATATTGATTAGTTGATAGATACATTTCTTTCATATGTCTGGTTCTGAATACAATCTGAAGCTTTGAGGGGTGGGGAACTATCCACATACAAGATGTTGCAATGGCTCCACCGTCATTAAAAAGCTGCTCCATTGCTGAATACAACTTTGATTTATCGAATAGATGATTTAATAACCTGGTTGATTTCTCCAACCATACTGCAGCTTGTTTGTCCTGATTTAAGGATCTCTTCTCATAAACTAATTTAAACCATGGGGCTGTCTGTGGTGCTGAGGTTCCCATTAGCCCACGGGCCATTGTCCGGGCTGCCTGGATTGCTGTTGTGTCGAATATCTTAGTATCGTATTTATTTCCCTGCTGGTTAGCATCCCATTTGAAAGAGCCTCTTCTTGGTGTTACAAGATCACTGATCACTTGCCAGTTGTCTTCCCACGGTTGCCTGATCTGCTCAAGGGTTGTTAAATGTTTCAATAGCTCATCAGCTAGTTCTTCATCGTTATATGTTGCATCTTCTGTGATGTCGTTTTTGGTTTTTACTTTGTCTTCATTGTAACCAATACCTTTTGGCATAATACCTCGTTAAACATAAAAAAAGGGAGACAAGTCACCTGTATTTCTACAAGTAAGTTGCCTCCCGTTGTCAGGGTCGGTTCCTTTCAGAATCTAATAATGGGTGATAAGCTATGGATCTTATCTGATATCAAAGAGTATAAGGCACTATATGTGGGGTGTCAAGTAAAAAAAAAGACCCTCACTCTGAAAGGGTCCTGACTAATCCGTGATCAAATCGGATCAACCCACTAATGGGTTTTAAGCGTATTGCTGGGGTCGAACCAGCCGGGTCATAATGACAGCAGATTTACAGTCTGCACCGCTTCCACTTACGGGCTAAATACGCATGTAAAAGCACCAGGATGAACTAGTGCTTTCAATAAAAAAGAAGATAGAGGTCACTATCACATGTTGTTTTGCTATCTCCTGACGAGGAGCTCAACAACTTATCCTTAATATCTATATAGGATATCATGGGTTTTACATCAGGTCAAGAATCTTTCTCAAGCTTAGATAAATCAAGATTATAACCGTCCGTTGTTATTGGAATCTTCCATCTTTCTTTTTGTTTCCTTTCCACTAAAGCCCGATAAACTTTATCGTCCGATTTAGCCATATCGGAAAAGGTGTCAATATCATCAATAATATCCCACAAAGCCGTTATACATCCGTCTTTTGTCATAAACTCTCCTCACATTAAATCTAATATCTTTTCCTCACATGCCTGCATATTCATCTAGTTTATTGCCAAGTTTTTTATATGCTCCCCCGTTAGCTGGTCCATATCTTTCAATTCTTCTTCTTTCTATTTTCCTGTTATATGAAGTTGAAAGCCAACAATAGCCCAATCTGTATTTCTTCGGGCCTCTGTCTTTATATGTCCTACTCATACGTCCTCCCCTACATTAGGTCAAGAATCTTTTCTTTTATCACTTCTTCTACTGACTTCTCGATCTTAGAATACTCCCCTTGGTGCTTCGTCAGGGATATACTTATCTTACCATATTCAACAGACTCTTGAGATTCAAGGAATTCACGTATGTTGTCAAGTATGCTTTCAACCTTGTTCATAGGTTAATCCTTTGGTTCCATGACTCCGCTGCTTCGTCTAATGATTTGTAATGTCCACTCTCAAGCCCACAGCCTTTATCGTCCCCGGTGTAATTACACCTGATCGCAAATCTCTCTGAAAAATAGGTATAGTTTACGTTCTCTTGCTTTGGGTAAACAATAAATACAATGTCTAAAGATCCACAGCAAGGACATGGTTCTACAAGTGTAGCATTTGTTTCTTTGTGTAAAAGTATCACATTAACTCCCTCATATACGTTCTCCACAACTAGGACAATAGGTATAATTCATTGCGACCCCCAATTCATGACGGCAATGATAAACTCCTGGATCTGAGTTCCTATCATAAAGATTAACAAATTGAGTACTGTCAGTTATTGTGATTTTCATTATATGCTTTGCGCATCCACCAGTATTGCGATTAGTATATTCTCCACATTCCTCACACCATTCTTTCACATTAACTCCCTCATCCCTTCCCATAAAGGATCTTCTTCAAGGTCCTGGTATGGTAGTAAAGTGTCTTTATATTCCTGCTCAAGCGGCATTGCTAGGTTTACTTTAGGATCTTCTATTCTTGCAAGGCAGTCTAACATATCGTCATGTTCACCGAATGGGAAAGGTACATACTCATCATTGATAAAATCCT